GGGTGTTCTTCAAGACGGACAAGAAGCGACCCGCGCAGGTCACGGCGCGCCTGAAACCGCCCGGAACGCTGGCTTTCCGCCGCACTCGCTTCGAGAAGGCGGTTCACGCCCTCGTCGCGCGCAACGGGCTCGAGAAGGACCGCGATGCTGGCATGGTTGTGGACACGGCTGAGTGAGGGCGGGCCGCACGTCTCGCTTTCCGGGCGGGCGTTGCGGCGGTTTCCCGAAGGCGAGATCGACCGTCTGCTGCGGGCGCGGGTGCTGATCGAGCGGCGCAAGGCCGACACCTGGCCCGTCTGCGCCCATTGCGACTGCGGGCTCGATGCGCGGCCGGTTCGGCATGTCGGGGCGGACCTGCGCGCCTGCTGCCCGGACGACCCCGCCGAGGACGTCATCCTTGAGGACAGCGATCTCAAGCGCTTTGACGTCGACGCGGGTCGGCTCGCCGGGCAGATCGCCACGAGCGGCGGACTCGCCGGGTCCGTCTCGACTGTCGTGGACGGCGTCTGGATGATCGGGAAGACGCCTTCTGGCGTCGCCGTCTTTCTTTGTAGCGATCTTGATCCGCTCGACTCCCCCGGCACGATCCTGGTGATCAGGGCGGCGGCCGATGGCGCATCATCGGTCCTGATCGGTCGTGAATTCGGCGCTCAGCTGGTTCTGCGGCTTAGGGCAGCCGGCGTGTCGCCCCTGGAGCTCAGGGAGGCTCTGGACGCGGACTCGGACCGTTTGCGCACGGACCGCCTTGGCAATGTCGCAAGGTCTGCTTCTCCCGGACCGGAAACCGAAACGGTGCCGGAACCGCGCCTGCAGATTTCCCGCGGACGGCGCACTCTGCGTTTCGACGGACGCGATGTGGTGCTGTCCATGGTCGGTTTCGATGCCTTTGTCGGCGCGGCCGAGAAGGTCGTCGCGGGCGACGTCCTGCTGACCTACCAGGAGCTCCATTCCATAACCAACAGGTCTGGCCACCGGGACGTGTTGAAAGAGATCCGGGATCAACTTGAACAGCACGGGATCGCACGAAAGGTCGCCTTCGGGCTCGTGAAGACGAAACACGGCCGCGGCGTGACGATCGGCTTGCCGCCCGACGACATCGTCATCCGCGACTGAGCCGATCCACGTTTCACCCACGATTTTCCCACGCCATTCCCACCAATAGGGGCCGGCAGCCCGGCAGTCTCGAAGCATCAGAAACGATGTTCCGAGGCTTCCAACGATGCACCCCCTGATTTCCCCCACCGACCTTGCAACGCTGATCGACGAGACCGACGTCGCGGCGCGACGCCTGCACCGCAAGCTGGCGCTGCCCGCGGTCGATCTCGACGATCTCCGCCAGGACCTCCTGATCGATGTGATCTGCCGGCTGCCGGGCTTCGACAAGCGCCGCGGCACCATCGGCGCTTTCGCGGGCATCGTCCTGCGCACCCGGTCCTCGCGCATCGCGATCCGGTACCACCGGCAGCGCCGGGCGCGAGGCGGCACGATGCTGTCGCTCGACGCGCCCGTCGCCGGCAGCGTCGAGCCGCTGGGCTGTCTGCTGGCGGAGGCGGACGGGCTGGCCGCCTGGCACGGCCAGGACCGCGACACGCAGGCGGACATCCAGACCCGCGAGGCCGTGCACTCCGTACTGGCGCGGTTGCCCGAGGCCGACCGCCGGTTCTGCTGCGGGCTGGCGCATCGCTCCGTGACGGCGCTGGCCGCCGAGGGTTTCGGCAGCCGGTCCGCGCTCTACCGGCGCCTCGCCGATCTTCGCCACGTCCTCACCGCCTACGGGCTCGGGCCCGCCTGGGACGATCTCGCTGCGGCGTGAGTAGAGGCGAAAGGAGGAGATCATGTTCATGGGCACCACCCCCTTCATCACCGTCCGAGCCAGCCGCCCGCTGACCGAGATCGAGTTCTGCGCCTGGGTGGCGCAGGCCGCGCCCGGCGATCGGCTCGAGTATCACCGCGGGTATCTCGTGCTGGACACCTATCCGCTGTTCAGCGCGCTCGACGACAAGGCGCGCGGCGAACTCGCCAGACTGGCCGGCCGCGCCTTCTGGGCCGCCGAGCAGGGCCTCGTGCATCTCGTGCAGGCGCGCGAGGGCCCCGACCGCTTCGCCTACATCGCCGTCGCACGCCCGAAGCCGAAGGCTGCCGCCGCCTCGCTGTCGGCGCTGCTGCTCGAGGAGCAGGCAGCGTGACCACCCCCATCCAGTCCCCCTTCGCCGATCACGGAGACCCGTTCATGCCCTTTCCCGAGAACGCCCCCACGCCGGACGACCTGCCGGACCTCGACCCGAAGGAAATCGCCGACCTGCCGGTCGAGATGCTGGCGGTGCTGGGGCACGAGATCGACGCACTTCTCAAGCGCGCCAAGGCCGCCAAGGCCCGGCTCGATGGCGCGCTCGTGCTGCGCTATGCCGAGCGCGCCGCTGCCGCGCGCCGCGCCGCCGGCAAGGACACCGGCACTGTCCGCCTCGAGGACGACGGCGTCGCCGTCGTTGCCGATCTGCCGAAGCGGATCCGCTGGGACCAGGACATCCTGGCGGCCCTCGCCGAGCGCATCCGAGCCGCCGGCGAGAATCCCGGCGACTATCTGGAGATCACCTACAAAGTCCCCGAGCGCCGCTACGCCGCCTGGCCGCCGGCCATCCGCGAGGACTTCGCGCCCGCGCGCACCGTCGAGACCGGGTCGCTCAGCATCAAGCTCGAGGAGGCGCGCTGATGGCCATCTCGCTTGCCTCTCTCAAGCGCAGCACTGCGCTGGTGCCGCCACGGCTCCTGGTGCACGGCGTCGCCGGCGTCGGCAAGACGACTTTCGCGGCCTCGGCGCCCGGCGCGGTCATCGTGCCGACCGAGGACGGCATCGGCGCGCTCGAGGTCGACCACTTCCCGCTGGCCCGGAGCTTCGGCGAGGTCATGGAGGCGCTCGCCGCGCTCTACGACGAGCCCCACGAGTTCCGGACCGTCGTCGTCGACAGCGTCGACTGGCTCGAGCCGCTGATCTGGGCCGAGGCCTGCCGGCAGAACAACTGGGGCTCGATCGAGGAGCCCGGCTACGGCAAGGGCTATGTCGCCGCGCTCGATCTCTGGCGCGAGTATCTCGACGGGCTGAACGCGCTCCGCGACGCCCGCGGCATGACGGTCATCCAGATCGCGCACACGGACATCAAGCGCTTCGACAGCCCCGAGCACGAGCCCTACGACCGCTACGTCATCAAGCTCCATGCCCGGGCGTCTGCGCTGCTCCAGGAGCATTCCGACCTCGTGCTCTTCGCGAACTACCGCATCAGCACGGTGAAGTCGGATGTCGGCTTCAACAAGAAGGTCACCCGCGCGCTCGGCACCGGCGAGCGCGTGCTCCACACCGCCGAGCGTCCCGCCTTCCTCGCCAAGAACCGCTACGCGCTCCCCGAGACCCTGCCGCTCGACTGGCAGGCCTTCGCGGCCGCCATGCCGCATCCCACCCCCGCCGATCCCAAGACCTGAAGGAGACCCGACCATGGCCAATCTCGGCACCACCTTCGACGCGTCCGCCGTCGACCCGACCACCACCTACGAGATCCTGCCGCCGGGCCAGTACGTCGTGCAGATCGTCCGGAGCGAGATGCGCGCGACGAAGAGCGGCAACGGCCAGCAGCTCGTCCTCGAGCTCGACGTGCTCGAGGGCGCGCAGGCCGGGCGCAAGCTCTTCGACCGGCTGAACCTCGTGAACCCGAACACGCAGGCGGTCGAGATCGCTGAGCGCACGCTCTCGGCGATCTGCCACGCGACGGGGCGGATGCAGGTGCAGGACAGCGAGGAGCTGCACCTCGTCCCGATGCTCGCCGACGTGACCGTCCAGCCGCCGAAGAACGGCTACGGCGAGTCGAACCGCATCCGCTACCGCCCGCTCGAGCGCGCCGCCCAGCCGGCCCCGCAGCCGTCCCAGCCTCCGGCGCAGTCCCAGCCGGCTCCGCAGGCGCAGCCTGCCGCCCAGCCGGCGAGCCCCGCCCGCGGCTTCGCCAACGCGCCCTGGAAGCGCGCCGGCTGATCACCCCTCGCCGCCCGCCGCGCGCGGGCGGCCCCTAACCTCCCTGGCACCCGGACTTGCCCCATGATCGACCTGAACGACGTCCCCATCTCCCCGCCCGCTCCCACCACCCGCGCCGAGGCCCGCGCCCGGCTGACCGCGATCGAGGACCGGATCGCGACCATCCGCACCCAGATCGCCGCCGCCGACATGAAGCGCCAGCAGCGCCGCGGCATGGCCGATCCCGACTGGGAGCACCGCGCGCGCACCGCACTCCGCCATCTCCAGCGCGAGCGCGCCGACCTGCGCGCCCGGATGGCCCGGCTCCCGCGCGAGACCGACCGGCTCAAGGACCGCATCATCGCGATCGTGCGCGCGGACTACAGCGACGCGGCCTGGGCCTCCGTCATGGCCGAGGCCCGCGCCGGGCGCGACGCGGAGGACGGCTGATGGCCCCGCTCCCCGCGCCGTCCTCGCCCACGCGGGACGCCATCCTCAAAGCCTACGAGGCCGATCGCGACGAGGGCTTCCGGGCGCATCTCGGCGCCTCGGAGATCGGGGCGTCCTGCGAGCGCGCCCTCTGGTACAGCTTCCGCTGGACGACGCCGGCCCGGTTCCCGGGCCGCATCCTCCGGCTCTTCGAGACCGGCCAGCTCGAGGAGGCGCGGCTCGTGCGCAACCTGCGCCGCACCGGCGCGACCGTGCTCGACGTCGATCCCGAGACCGGCCGGCAGTGGCGCGTCGAGGCGCTCGGGCGGCACTTCGGGGGCTCGCTCGACGCGGTGGCGCTGGGGCTCCTGGAGGCGCCGAAGACCTGGCATGTCGTCGAGTTCAAGACCCACTCGGCGAAGAGCTTCCGCGAGCTGACCGCAAAGGGCGTCGCCGCCGCCAAGCCGCGCCACGCGGCACAGATGCAGGTCTACATGGCGCTGACCGGGCTCACCCGCGCGCTCTACGTCGCCGTCTGCAAGGACACCGACGATCTCCATGTCGAGCGGGTCCACGCGGAGCCGGACGAGGCCGAGCGCCTGCTCGCGAAGGCCGGGCGGGTGATCGGCGCGCAGCACCCGCCCGCCCGGATCTCCGAGGACCCTGCCTGGTGGGAGTGCCGGGTCTGCGACCACCACGCCGTCTGCCATGGGCAGGCGGCACCAGCCATCACCTGCCGCTCCTGCCTGCATGCCAGCCCGGTCGAGGGCGGCTGGCACTGCGCGCGCCATGACCGGGCGCTCGCGCTTGGCGACCAGCGCCGCGCCTGCCCGCGCCACCTCTTCATCCCCGACGTCGTCCCCGGCGCGGTGGTCGACGCCGGCGAGGACCATGTCGTCTACCGGCTCGGCGACGGCAGCACCTGGACGAACGACGCCCGCGAGGCCGCCCCATGCTGACGCTCCGCCCCTACCAGCAGGCCGCCATCGACGCGATCTACGCCTACTTCGCCGAGAAGGCCGGCCATCCACTCGTCGTGATCCCGACAGCCGGGGGTAAGAGCCTGGTGATGGCATCCTTCATCGAGGGTGTGCTCAAGGCCTGGTGCGACCAGCGCATCCTCGTCGTCACCCATGTCCGCGAGCTGATCGCGCAGAACCATGCCGAGCTGATCGGCCTCTGGCCGGACGCGCCGGCGGGCATCTATTCCGCCGGGCTCGGCCGGCGCGATCTCGGCGCGAGGATCATCTTCGCCGGCATCCAGTCGATCCACAAGCGCGCCTGGGACGTCCAGCAATGCGACCTCGTGCTGATCGACGAGGCGCACCTGATCCCGGCGGCCTCCGACACCATGTATCGGCGCTTCCTCGAGACGCTCACGCGCATCAACCCCGCGCTCAAGGTGATCGGCTTCACCGCCACGCCCTACCGGACAGGGAGCGGCATGCTGCACGAAGGCACGGGCGCGCTCTTGACCGACATCGCCTACGAGGTCTCGGTGCGGGAGCTGATCGACCAGGGCTATCTCTGCCCGCTGGTCAGCAAGGCCGCCGAGACGCGACTCGATGTGAGCGGCGTCGGCAGCCGCGGCGGCGAGTTCATCGCGGGCCAGCTGCAGGCGGCGGTCGACCTGCCCGAGACCACCGAGGCGGCGATCGACGAGGTGGTGGCGCTCGGCGCGGACCGTCGCTCCTGGCTCCTGTTCTGCGCCGGCGTCGAGCACGCGACCCATGTCGCCGAGGCGCTGCGCCGGCGCGGCATCTCGGCCGCCGCCGTCTTCGGCGATACGCCGAAGGCGGAGCGCGACCGCCTCATCGCCGCATTCAAGCGGGGCGAGATCCGGGCGCTCGCCTCAATGGGCGTGCTGACCACGGGCTTCAACGCGCCGGGCGTCGATCTCATCGCGATGCTGCGACCCACCAAGTCGACCGGCCTCTATGTCCAGATGGCCGGCCGCGGCACGCGGCTGGCGCCCGGCAAGACCGACTGCCTCGTGCTCGACTTCGCGGGCAATGTCGCGCGGCACGGGCCGATCGATGCGGTCAACCCCACCCGCCCCGGCAGCGACACCGGCGAGGCGCCGGTCAAGACCTGCCCGGAGTGCCAGAGCCTGCTCGCGACCGCGGTCCGCACCTGCCCCGATTGCGGCCACGCCTTCCCGCCGCCGAAGCCCGCGGTGGAGGCGAAGGCGTCGACGCTCGCCATCCTCTCGACCGGCGCGCCCGACTGGGTGGCGGTCGACCGCGTGACCTATCACCGCCACGAGAAGCTGGGCGGGCGGCCCTCGCTCCGCGTCGACTACCAGTGCGGGCTGGTGCGCCACCGCGAATGGGTCTGCCTCGAGCATGCGGGCTATCCGCGCCAGAAGGCGGTCGCCTGGTGGCAGCGCCGCGCGCCCGGGGCGCCCGTGCCGCGCACCGTCGCCGAGGCGCTGGGGCAGACCGACCGGCTCGCCGTCCCCGCTGAGATCGCCGTGCGCCCCAAGGGCCGCTTCACCGAGATCGTCCAGGCGAGGTTCGCCCCATGCCCGACCCCCTCTGCGCCGTCTGCCACCGCGAGCCTCGCGGCTTCGGCTGGTTCGACGCCCGCTTCGCGCTCGCCGACCGCCGGCGCGACACCAGCCGCCGGCGGCTCTGCAGCCGCACCTGCCAGGACCTCTGCCACCGGAGACAGGGGATGATCGACCCGACCCCGAACGAGGAGGCCGCGCTGGCCGCCGCCGGCGCCGCGGCCGGCGAGTACCTCGAGAGCCTCGGGCGCGCCGATCTCGCCGCGCTCTCGGTGCCCGAATGGCAGACGCTGATCGAGGTGATCGTCACCGGCTACTGCGACCGGCTCCGCGATCTCGCCGCACGCGACACGGAGCGGCCCGAGGCGACGCGCGGGGTGCCGTTCTGATGCCAGCACAAAGCTTCATGGCCCGCTTCGGCCCCGGCCTCGTCGCGAACGGCTACCCGGTGCTGCCGATCATGCCGGGCACGAAGAAGCCCGGCCAGCTCCGCAAGGGCGCCTGGGCGGACTATCCCGACTGGACGCGGCACGCAGCGCGCGCGACCACCGAGCACGAGCTCGCGATCTGGTCGGACTGGCCCGAGGCGGGCGTCGGCGTCGTCTGCGGGCCCGTCGCGGCGCTCGACATCGACATCGCCAAGCCCGAGCTCGCCCACGCGATCGAGCGGTTGGCGCGCGAGCGGCTCGGCGACACGCCGGCGCTGAGAATCGGCCGCGCGCCGAAGCGGCTCATGGTCTACCGCGCGCCCGCGCCCTTCCGGGGCATCCGCCGGGCGCCGCTCGAGGTGCTTGGCCTCGGCCAGCAGTTCGTCGCGCACGCGATCCACCCCGACACCGGCCGGTCCTATGACTGGCCCGAGGAGACCCTCGGCGAGATCGACATCGACAGCCTGCCCGCGATCGATGCGGCGCAGGCCGCCGCCTTCCTCGACGAGGCGTTCGAGCACATCCCGCCGGAGCTGCGCCCCGCCCGGCTCGCCAGGGCCACCGGCGCGCCCTCCGCCAGCGCGCCCCATCACGCGCTCGCGGGCACGCCGGAGGCGATCCGCGCGGCGCTCGCCTTGATCCCAAACGCCGATCTCGCCTATGACGACTGGGTCCGCATCGGGCTCGCGCTCAAGGGCGCGCTCGGGGAGGCCGGCGCGGCGCTCTTCACCGCCTGGTCGGCGCAGTCGGCCAAGGACGACCCGGCCTACACGGCAAAGACCTGGGACGGCCTTCGCCCCGAGCGCATCGGCGCCGGCACCCTCTACCACCTCGCCATGGAGCGCGGCTGGCGGCCCGACCCCGCCCTCGTCCTCGACGGCACCGCGCCGCAACCCGCGGAGCACCCGGCGGCAGGGATGCTCGCCAAGCTCACGGCCGAGCCGGCCGACCCGCCGGCGCCGCGCCAGGGCCTCACCGTGCCGCCCCCGCCCGCGCTCGACCGGCTCGACGGCGCGCTCGGGCTCATGGTCCGGCACATCCTCGCCTCCGCGATCCGGCCGCAGCCCTGGCTCGCCGTCGGGGCCGCGCTCGCCGCGCTCGGCACGCTGATGGGGCGCAGGGTGCGCACCGAGAGCAACCTGCGCTCGAACCTCTACGTCCTCGGCATCGCCGAGAGCGGCGGCGGCAAGGACCACGCGCGCAAGGCGATCAAGGAGATCCTGTTCCAGGCCGGCCACGCGGAGCATCTCGGTGGCGAGCGGCTCGCCTCGGGCGCGGGGCTGATCGCCGCGCTGACGCGCCAGCCGGCCTCGCTCTTCCAGATCGACGAGTTCGGCAAGTTCATGGCCAATGTCGTCGACAAGCGCCGCGCGCCGAAGCACCTCTCCGAGATCTGGGACCTCTTCACCGAGCTCGCGACGAGCGCCGGCACCACCTTCTTCGGCGCCGAGTATGCCGACCAGAAGGAGCGCCCCCGCCAGGACATCATCGAGCCCTGCGCCGGGATCCACGGCGTCAGCGCGCCGGGACCGTTCTGGGAGGCGCTGAAGAGCGGGTCGCTGCAGGATGGCAGCCTGGCGCGGTTCCTGGTGTTCCGCAGCGCCGATGACATCCCCGACCGCAACCGCGGCCCGGTGCCGCTCGGCGACCTGCCGCCGGAGCTGCTCGCCGCCGTCGAGGCGGTCGCCAACGTCGGCGCCGACCGGGCACAGGGCAACCTCGCCGGCACCGCCGCGCCGACGGTCCGCCCCGAGCCGCTCACCGTGGCGATGGACGCCGATGCTCGCCGGCTGTTCGACGCCCTCGACACGGACATGACCGTCCGCCAGCGCGCCGCCGTCGGCACCGAGCAGAGCGCGGTGCTCGCCCGGGTCTGGGAGAACACTGCCAAGGTCGCGCTCATCAAGGCGGTCAGCGCCAACCCGGCCGAGCCGGTCATCCGCGGCGTCGATGCCCTATGGGCGCGGGAGGTGGTGGAGCACTGCGTCGCGACGCTCATCGTCCAGGCCGAGCGGCACCTCGCCGACAACGAGATCGAGCGCCATCACAAGCGTGCGCTGGAGCATGTCCGCATCGCGGGGCGCCGCGGGATCCGGCGCCGGGACCTCACGCGCAAGCTCCAGTTCATCGAGCCGCGGCTCAGGCAGGACGTCATCAACAGCCTCGCGGAGGCCGAGCAGATTGTCGCGATCGAGACCCGCGGTCGCGGGCGTCCCTGCATCATCTACGTGCTGCCGGAGTTCGCGGATGAACTTCTGTCAAAGGTCAACGATCCGTCAAATGACGGAAGTCGGAGCCTAACCACATGATTTTGCACGGCTTTGGACTTTCGTCATTTCGTCAACGCAATGGCAGTCAGAGGGATCCCCAGGGCCCCCCGGAGAGCCCCGAGCCGATGCTGCGGGAAACCCCTATGGATGTGCTTGACAAAATGACAAAAGTCTTTTTTATATATAAATCAAATACTTACACTCCGACTTCCGTCAAACCATATCTCCTTTCGTCAATGACGAAAGTCGGAGCTGACCTGACCGATCCCGGGTTCGGGCGATCGCCGCAGTCCTCGCCGGACGCCGCGCTCGCCCCGACCAGCCGAACCCCGAGGAGGTCGTCATGCCCCCGTCCACACCCGCACCCGCGGCGCCTGTCGCCGCGCCGCCGCCCGCTGCGCCGCCATCGCCGGACCGCGCCGTGCTCGCGCTGGATCTCGGCACCACCACTGGCTGGGCGCTCCGCGCGGCCGATGGCCTGATCACCAGCGGCACCACGTCGTTCCGCCCCGGTCGCTACGACGGCGGCGGCATGCGCTACCTGCGCTTCACCAACTGGCTCGCGGAGATCGAGCGGCTGTCCGGCCCGATCGCAGCGATCTGGTTCGAGGAGGTAAGAGCCCAAAGGGGCGTGGACGCGAGCCACGTTTATGGCGGGCTGATGGCGACGCTGACAGCCTGGGCCGAGCTGCGCGGCGTGCCCTATGCGGGCGTCCCGGTCGGCACCATCAAGCGCCACGCGACGGGCCACGGCAACGCCCCGAAGGCGGCGATGATCGCGTCCGCGCGGGAGCGCGGCTTCAGCCCCGCCGACGACAACGAGGCCGACGCCATCGCGATCCTGCTCTGGGCGATCGAGACGGAAGGAGGCGTCCATGGCTGAGCGCGCCCCGATCCGCGTGACGCTCGCCGAGCGGGACGATCCGCAGCGGACCCCGGTCGCCACATGTGAGCGTCACACCGAGGCGGGCCACGGTCCGCTGATCTGCCGGCTCGCCCGGCGGCTGCTCGCGCTCGGCGTCGATCCTGAGACCCCGCTCGACGTCCGCCGGAACGGCAGCCCCGTCTTCGCACAGGCCTATCCAATCCGGACCTGGGCACGGCTGACGGTGGCCGAGCGTGATCGCTGCCGCTTCGAGCGGGACGTGCCCCGGGAAGGCGCGGAGACGGCCGTCTCGCACTGCGCCGCAGGGACACCGCCGAAAGCCGAAGATGCCGCTCCTGCGGCGCTCCCGGGCATCGGAGGCGCGTGATGAGCTGGGCACCGAAGGGCTACGGCGGCACACGCCGCGACCCAGAGACCGTCAAGCGCGACGGATGGCAGGAACAGGGCATGCTGGCGGTCTCGGTCGACGACGACCGGCTGACCTGGCCCGAGCGCGAGCTCGTCCGGCATCTGGGCGAGCGGCTCTACGGGCAACGGGACGGCGGGGAGGCGCACCATGACTGAATGGACCATGGCGCGCGTGCAGGACCGGCTGGAAAGCGCGGCGGATGTGTTCGACCAGCTGCCCGCCGTCAGGCCGACCGGGTATTTCAACGCCTGGCCCGAGTATTTCCACGGCTTCGCCGATCATGTCGGCCAGGAGCCCGAGATGAAGCGCCCGCGCCCGAGCCCGCGCCGGGTCACCGAAGCCGAGGAAGCGATGTTCTGGCTGCGCTGGCTCGAGAAGGACGACGCCCGGCTCGTCTGGCTGCGCGCGAACGGCACACCGTGGAAGAAGATCGGCTGGGAGATCGGCCTGAGCCGCCCGGCGGCCAACCGCCACTGGCAATACGGCGTCGCGCTCATCACCTGGCGGCTCAACGGGCGCGTGCCCTCCTCGAAGCGGTCGCGGCGCTTCGTGGTCGAGAACGCCGACCGGCTGTCAAGGGAAATCGTCTTGTGAACGAATTTTCGGAGAGACACTGCAGAGGGTTCACCCTCCCCCGGCCGAGGGCTACAAAACGGATATACTCGGGAGAGGCGCGCGGGACGGTCCGCGCTGCTGGCTTCCGGGGTCCAGCGAGGGATCCAGCCGGGGTCCAATCGGCTAACCCATTGATTTCACGGGTCCTTCCTGGCGACATTCGTATGCTGGCGGGCGAAAGCGCGATACATCGCCAGCGACAGGGCCGATTTTTTGGGAAGCCACCCGGAAACCAGAGTCCACCCGCGACGCCCTGAAACCCTCGTGAATTCAAACACCTGACCGGCCGCGTGGGCTGGATACCCCGCGGATGCCGGAGTCCAGCCGGAAGCCGGCGAACCCCGCCGCGCCGGAGTCCACTCCGGCGGATGCCGATCGATCATCGACAGGAACCTGCATGACCCTCGCCTTCGCCCCCGAGCGGATCGAGCACTGGCCGCTTGCGCGCCTGCAGCCCTACGCGAAGAACGCGAAGCTGCATGGGCCCGACCAGGTCGCGAAGATTGCCGCCAGCATGGCCGAGTTCGGCTGGACCGTGCCCTGCCTCGTCGGCGAGGACGGCGAGCTGATCGCGGGCCACGGCCGCGTGCTGGCCGCCGAACAGCTCGGGCTGACCGAGGCGCCGGTCATCGTGCTGGAGCACCTGACCGAGGCGCAGCGGCGGGCGTACAGGATCGCGGACAACCGCCTTGCTGAATCGCCATGGAATGAAGACCTTCTGTCGGCCGAGCTGCAGGACCTGCTGGCGGACGACTACGACCTGTCGCTGGTCGGCTTCTCGGACGGCGAGCTCGACAAGCTGCTGGCCTTCGATCCGGACGGGGGCAGTGAAGAAGAAGGTGGCGCCGGGGGCTCAGCGCCTCCGGTGACCATCCCCGAACCGCCGCGCAACCCGGCGTCGCGGACGGGCGATCTGTGGATCCTCGGCGACCACCGGCTGCTCTGCGGGGACTCGACCTCCCACGACGACGTGAGCCGGCTGATGAACGGCGAGCGGGCGGTGCTGTTCGCGACGGACCCGCCGTACCTGGTGGACTACGACGGGTCGAACCACCCGACGCGGAACAAGGACTGGAGCCAGAGCTACGGGACTACCTGGGACGACAGCTCGCAGGGCGCAGACCTCTACGACGGCTTCATCGCCGCCGCCGTGGCCGAGGCGATCACCGAGGACGCCGCCTGGTACTGCTGGCACGCTTCGCGCCGCCAGGCGATGCTGGAGGCCTGCTGGGAGAAGGTCGGCGCCTTCGTCCACCAGCAGATCATCTGGGTGAAGGATCGCGGCGTCCTGACTCGGTCGCACTACCTGTGGAAGCACGAGCCCTGTTTCATGGGCTGGCGCCGCCCGAACCGACCGCCGAAGGTGGCCGAGCAGACGCTCCCCTCGACCTGGGAGATGCCGTCCTTCGCCAAGGACGAGCGCCCCGACCATCCGACGCCGAAGCCGCTCGACGCCTTCGGCATCCCGATGCGCCAGCATGTGGCGCGGGGCGGGCTCTGCTACGAGCCCTTCTGCGGCTCCGGCTCGCAGATCATGGCGGGCGAGGCCAATGGCCGCCGCGTCTTCGCGATGGAGATCAGCCCGGCTTACGTCGATGTTGCCGTGGAGCGCTGGCAGAGCGAGACGGGCCGCGAGGCGATCCTGGACGGTGATGGGCGGAGCTTCGCGGCAGTGAAGGAAGAGCGGCTGGGCGACAACGCCGAAGCCGCTGCCTGATCAGGCATGGAAGCGAAGGCCACTGATCGCGATGTCGGCATGGAATGCGCGGCCGATCGCGACGATGCCGATGCGGCGGAGCGTGGACGGATTGAGCGGGGCGTCGACCCTATGAGCCTCGAACTCGGCGAAAGGCATTCGAAGCGTCTGCCATTGCGGCGCCGCGACGAAGCTTTGACGATAGGATTGCCAGGGGCGGACAACATCAGCCGTGCGCAGATGCAGATTGTAGCTCTCGCCGTTGCCGATGACGTCGATCTCGAGACCCGCCCATCGGCTTGCATCGACGGTGGCATTACCGGGCGCGAGGTCCAGCGCGATCTGGAGGAACCCGCCGTTGTTCTCGAGGCGCACATCGCCCTGCATGTGGATCGCCTCGCGGCCGCGGACGGTCTCTCGGCGCATGGTGCCGTTCGAGACCCCGCCCATGACGCGGTCTGCGACCAGCTCCCAGTCGGCGCCGTTGCTCGCACGCGGCGGTCGCTGGCTCAGGTCATCGATCACATCGGTCGTCGCGGCCAAGCTTCGGCTCCATCCCGTTCCCACCACGATGATCGCGGCGGGCAAGATCATGGCTGTGCGTCGGTTGATCATCATTCAGCTTCGATCTGTAGCGCTTACGGTTCCAACAGCCAACTGACCAGGGAACTGCTGTGAAGCAATCACGCGCCATGTCGATGGTCGAGGCGGCGACGAATGTCGTCGTCGGCTATGTTCTGGCCATCGCCACGCAGATCGTCGTGTTCCCATGGTTCGGGATCGAGACGGGGCTCGCGGAGCACATGACCATCGGCCTCGCCTTCGTCGGCGTCTCGCTGGCGCGCGGGTACCTGCTGCGTCGGCTGTTCGAGGCGATCGGGGTTCGGAGCGTAGAATGAGAAACCGCCGCCCAGTCTATGGGCGGCGGTGGAGTTCGTCGGGGTGTGGGGCGTCAGTCGCGAATGGCGTAGACGCGCCCCCTTCCGTCAACCTTCTCGGAGGTGATGGTCAGGCCGAGCTTCTTTTTGAGCGCGCCGGCAAGCGCACCCCTCGCCGTGTGCGGCCTCCAGTCCAAGGCCGCGACCATCTCGTCGATGGTCGCGCCGCCCTCGGCGCGGAGCATCTCGATCAGCGCTTCCTGTTTGGTGCCTTTCCGGCGCTGGACAGGAGCGGTCGGCGTTTCGGCCGGCGGCGTGTCGCTCTGGTCGTCCGTGATCCCGAGGGTGCTGTAGGCCAGCGGGGTGGCGCGCAGCGTGATCGGGCCGCGTTCCTCGTCGTGCCGCCAGGCGGTGTTGAGATCCGTGGCTGCGATTTCCTCGATCAGCCCCTTCTTGAGGAGGCTCTTGCAGACATTGCCGACGGCGCCGCCCTTGAGGCTGGCGGTGACGGGAAAGACCGCCCCGTCGTCGCGTGCGCAGGCGGTGGATAGGATGACGGCTTGGGCGTCGGATAGCTGGATCTGGGTCATGGTTGGTCTCCGGTGTTCGGGCGACGCGGGATGCGGCGCCTTCTACCGGCTGAAGCCCGCCGGTCGGCGGGCCGCTCGGGGTGCTGGGCTGACGGGCTACTCGGCGTGTTCGCCTTCGCTGAAGGCGCTGTCGGTGATGCGCTTCAGGAGGCTGGCGTAGTGTTCGAGGGTACCGACATGGCCCCAGTTGATCTCGTCGGGGTGGGCGTTGAAGTGGTCGTCGCTGAGCGCCTGCAGGCGCGCGAGCATCTCGTCGATCTCGGTCTTCTTGGCGATGAAGGCGTTCAGCGCGGCTTCCCTGTTGCGCCGGGCCTTTTCGGCGCGGAGTTCGTGGCGGGGCGTGGTGATCGGGTTGAGGCGGCTGGTCATAGTGGTGGCTCCGTGGGCTGAGTTGCATCGTCCTTGTGGATCCAGGTTCGCTCCGGCGCGGAGGCTTATCAACTCAATAAGAACATGATTTCGCATGATAATCGGAGCGCGGCATGCAGGGCATGAGCGAGCGCCAATACGCCGCCCATGTCGGGCTGTCGCGCGGCGCGATCCAGAAGGCGAAGGCCGCCGGCCGGCTCGTGCTGCACGCCGACGGGAGCATCGACGCCGACGCCAGCGACGCACGCCGGGCCGAGACGACGGACCCGTCGAAGACCAGGAAGTCACCGGCGTCGAAGGAGCAGAAGCTTAAGCCCGTGCCAGAGGCGGCGGTCTCGGCTGTCGGGGACACGCTGCGGGAACAGGGCATGGCGGCGCCGGTCACCGGCGGCGGGACCACGTTCCTCCAGGCGAAGACGGCGCATGAGGTGCTGAAGGCGCAGGAGCGGCGCATCCGGCTCGCGAAGCTGAAGGGCGAGCTCGTCGACCGCGACCGCGCCACGGCGCTGGTCTTCCGGCTCGCACGCGAGGAACGCGACGCGTGGGTCACCTGGCCGGCGCGGGTGGTCGCGCTGATGGCGGCGGAGTTGAGCGCGGCGGTTCAAGGCAGCGAGGCCGCCGGCGACGTCGCGATCAGTGCCGCAGCAATGCAGGCAATTCTCGAGAAGCATGTCCGCAGCCACCTGGAAAGCCTCGCCGACATCCGGCCACGCCTCGGATGAGTGTTCAGCGGACTTCGAGGGTGCAGATGCCCTCATCCGCGCCTGGCGGAATGGCCTCACACCGGATCCCGATCTGACAGTTTCCGCATGGGCGGATCGACATCGCTGGCTGTCGTCACGCGCCTCGGCGGAGCCGGGTCGCTATCGGACGGAGCGCACACCCTACATGGGCGAGATCATGGACGCGCTCTCGCCGGGCTCGGAGGCGCAGCGGGTCATCTTCATGAAGGCGGCGCAGGTCGGCGCGACGGAGGCGGGCAACAACTGGATCGGGTTCGCTATCCACCACGCGCCGGGGCCGATGCTGGCGGTCCAGCCGACGGTGGAGCTGGCCAAGCGCAACTCGCGCCAGCGGATCGACCCGCTGATCGAGGAGAGCCCGGCGCTCAGCGAGCGGGTGAAGCCGGCCCGCGCCCGCGACAGCGGCAACACGCAGCTGTCGAAGGACTTCCCGGGCGGCGTGCTGGTGATGACCGGCGCCAACTCGGCGGTGGGGCTGCGCTCGATGCCGGCGCGCTACGTCTTCCTCGACGAGGTCGACGCCTATCCCGCCTCGGCCGACGAGGAAGGCGACCCGGTCGGGCTCGCCGAGGCGCGCTCGCTGACCTTCGCGCACCGGCGCAAGGTGTTCCTGGTGTCGACGCCCACGATCCGCGGGCTGAGCCGGATCGAGCGGGAATACGAGGCGAGCGACCAGCGCCGCTTCTTCGTGCCATGCCCGCATTGCAAGGCGATGCAGTGGCTGCGGTTCGAGCGCCTGCGCTGGGAGAAGGGCAGACCGGAGACGGCGGCCTATCACTGCGATGCCTGCGACTTGGCCGTAGAGGAGCGCCACAAGCCGGCGATGCTGGCGGCCGGCGAATGGCGGGCCACTGCCGAGCCCCGCGATGCACGGACAATGGGGTTTCATCTCTCGGGGCTCTATTCGCCGCCGGGGTGGAAGAGCTGGGCCGACATCGCGCGCGACAAGGAGGCGGCGGCCGGCTCGGACGAGGCCGAGCGGGTGTTCCGGAACACGGTGCTCGGCGAGACCTGGATCGAGACCGGCGACGCGCCGGACTGGCAGCGGATCGCCGAGCGGCGCGAGGACTGGCCGGCCGGCACTGTCCCTGCGGGTGGGCTGTTCCTGACCGCCGGCGCCGACGTGCAGAAGGACCGGATCGAGGTCGATATCTGGGCCTGGGGCCGCGGTTTGGAAAGCTGGCTCGTCGATCACGTCGTGATCGCGGGCGGGCCCGGCGACCCGGCCTGCTGGCAGCAGCTCACGGACCTGCTGGGCCGGAGCTGGACCCACGCCTCCGGCGAGCACCTGGCGATCGCGCGGCTCGCCATCGACGCGGGCTATGAGACGGCCGCGGTCTATGGCTGGGCGCGCTCGGTCGGTTTCGCGCAGGTCGCGCCGGTCAAGGGGCTCGAGGGCTTCAACCGGGCGAGCCCGGTCTCGGGCCCGACCTATGTGGACGCCACCGCGGGCGGGAAGCGGCTGCGCCGCGGCACCCGGCTCTGGACCGTGGCGACCTCGACCTTCAAGGCCGAGACCTACCGCTACCTGCGGCTGGCGCGACCGACGGCGGAAGAGCTGAACGAGGGAGCAGCGTTCCCGCCCGGCACGGTGCATCTGCCCGGCTGGGCCGACACCGAGTGGATCCGGCAGCTGACGGCGGAGCAGCTGGTGACGGTGCGCAACCGGCGCGGCTTCGCGAGGCTCGAATGGCAGAAGCTGCGCGAGCGCAACGAGGCGCTGGACTGCCGGGTCTACGCCCGCGCCGCCGCCTGGATCGCGGGCGCCGATCGCTGGCCCGAGGCGACATGGGCCGATCTCGAAGCGCAGCTCGGCGTCGAAGAGAGGTCCCGCCAAGGCGATCGCGTCCGCGCAGAGCGCATCAGGGAGGTCGTCAAGCGGCTGGCCTAGCAGTCTGTCGGATTTGGCTGTCTTGAGATTTTGACAAGCTCGCCCCCGGCGTCAGGCGGCCCTGAGGTTGTGCAGTCGCTTGCAATTGTAGGCCAAG